ATTGTAACTCAAAAGTCAAGTCACTCTTAAATATTTCCAACTTGTAGGAAATAATTGTCTTGCCTCGTAATGTATCAGATTTGCAATTTGTTGTGTTTCCCATTGTGTATCTTTAGCACAACGTAGATTACATACTCTTGCAAATGCCATCAACGTACCAGACCAATACCACTCTGTGTATAAATTTTGTGGTAAAATCATTCTAGCCATCTCTGGTGCAACTCCTGCTTTTAACAGATTATCATATGTTTGTTTTACGAACATAATTGAACCATCAATGTTATATTCTATTGTTTCATCTGATGAACCTTGTTTCTTATCATCTGCTTTGAGTCTCCACTCTTTTGGGATATAAAACTCTGGTTCATCATCTACATATCGTCTTGACACCTCATTCCACACCAAACCAACTTGATGTTTTACTAATTGTCTTGCAACAAATATTGGTGCTTTAATATGGAACTGCATACTACAATGTCCAAATGGACTCCAATGATTATGTTCTGCAAGATACTTAATTAGTTTAGTATCTTTAATTCCATCAAAAGCATCATGTTCTTTTGCAAAGGAAACACGAGCTGCATTGACTACAGTTAAGTCTGTTCCCATAACATCTATAACTTTAACTTGCATTTACAAAACTCTTTGCATCATGATTTGCTTCACTAATTGCATTTCTAGTTAAAAAAGAAACTAACTTCTTTCCCCTATAACATTCCACATGATATTTGATAGGACTACATGGAATAGATACTGGAGAAAAACCTTCTCTTGAAACAGTATACCTAGCTTTGTATACTTTAGTACTTCTACCCTCTTCCATTGCGATACCTCGTATTAGGTCTTTTTGGTGGATTAGTCGCAAGAAACTTTACTCTTTCACCAAGTTTCTTTCTCTCAGTAACTAATTCTGCATTGTCGTATTCCAATTTACGAATATACGACTTTAGTTCTTCTACCTTTGCATGGTAGAAATCTCTTTCTTTCATCACTTCTAGTGCTTCACTTTTCATAATCAGAATACTCCTTAATTAATTTGATTGTTCTTATTCTATACCACTCTTTATCAAAAGTCAAGACCGAACTGTAATTTTTTATAAGTTTTTTACAATCAGGCCATAGTATCTTTTCATCTATATCTCTATCCCAGTTATTACAAAATGAAAAAAGAGATTCCATAATTACAATAGTTTCAGTACTTACTTTATTACCCAACCATTGTTTTAATAACAAAGGGTGTTGACCATTTTTTACATTTAATACTTTTTCTATATCACCACCTTTTCTTAATATGTATATTAAATCTGTTTCAAATGTGTACTTTAGACTTTGTTGAATTTTTTGCCAGTTGACGTAAGTAACATCATCAAAATTTCCAATCCAGCCCTTTGGGTCAGATATAAAGTTAGAAATAAAAAACTCTTTAGTATCATCTTTGTATTTTCTACCAACTCTACCAAAGAAAGACCTATCACTTCTTTTTAAAAATGAGTCTAAGGTAACACTAGTTTTACCGTGATATTTGTTGAAATCATAATCACTATTGAAGTGTGATTTTAAGGCGATGTATATTTTATATGCATCAAAAGCGTCCATGTTCATCATATGGGTAATGTTGCTACTTTAGGTAAGAAGTTCAATTCCCTTGCATTGACCTCTAGTTTTTCTTTTAAAGATTTTGTGATTAAGGGTTTTACTTGCTCTGGTTCTACAGAGTTTTTTTCACAATAATCCAACAATGCATCAAGATAAGTGGATTCACTATCTTTAGCAAGTTTTTCTATTCTCATAGAAAACTTAGTAGGAGTCATCAATTTATTCGTGTTCACCACCGACATCATTTTTATCCAATTCTATTCTTTTACCATCATACCACATATATCTACTACGACTTGGGGTATGATATCCATTAGTTTTCTGTTCCATTCTTAAAAAAAAAGTGGGTTTTCTTTTTGCAGTTTCAAAAGTTGCAACTGTAATAACAATTGCAGCTAATATAAAAACATGGGCGATTGCAGTTATACCAAATATCCACATACTTCCAAAAAACATTGAAAATGCAATACACCACATCCAAGCAAGAACTTGAAGTACCATATGTCTAGTATTTGTATCTGGGATATGACGTAATGGATTACGGTCATAATCCATTACGCTGTTCCACGAATCAACAATAAATTGTCTCATAATAACTCCGTGTTTATTTTTGATTTACAAAAGTGTAAAACTTTTCTGCTTCTGATATTACCTCTGAAGTTCTAGGTAACTCTGGAGAAGTTTCTGGTCTTTCAATAACACCAGCACTATCCCTTTTTACAGAATTTTCCCAAACATTAAATTTTTGGTGATAATTATCCCAAACAGTTTCTTTAGCCATTCTAAGTATTTCGGCTCTTATTTCGTAACCACTTTTTGACATTAAATTTCTCCTTGTGTCTGTGTGTGTTAGTGGTGATGTTTCTGTTTCCAAGGACACCACCGAACCTCAGAGCGATTAAGCAGCTAGTGCATAATCCTCAGATGCAAAGTTATCGTTTGCATTTACAGTTTTGACCTATTACGCAGTCAACCGATAATTCTACTCTCATCTCTACATATTAGTCGAACCTATTTCACCCCCATCATAAGCACACGACAACTGTGCTTCCATGTGTTTATGGTGGAGGTGGAGGGTATCGCACCCTCGTCCTAATCATGCGTTGAATCGTATCAACGAATTATGTTTTATTTATACCATACTATGATACAGAAGTCAAGTCAACTTTAACTTTTTCTCTGTTTAAAATATGTTCCTCTTCTATTTCTTCTTTTGATTGACCATGATAACGTACTGCATGGTGATTATCAACAAGAATCTGATTGATGTTATGAGTTCCACCAAACCAAATCTCACCTAATATTCTACCAAACTTACCTTTACCATCTTTAAATGTTTTCAAAGTAAGGTCACCAGCATCAGTCCATTTAACTAAGAAGTCCTTAGCTGCATTACCATATACTTTTTCCACTTTATCAGAAGTTCTTGATTCTGGAGTGTCGATACCATATAATCGTATTCTTTGATTACGCATCCATACACCAAATCCCAAGTCAATGTCAACATCAATTGTATCTCCATCAACTACTTTGACAAGTTTACACTTATACTCATACACCTTTTTTTTCCTCGTTCATTTGTTGTTCCACTGGTTTCAAAAGTTCTTCCATATCTTTTTTTGGTACACATGATATTTTTTGAGGTGGTATTTTTCCTTCATATTGTTGTATCGCTTTTGCGAACAAACCAAACTGATTTGCAACAACATAATTCAAACACTCCTCTGCTGTATCAAATGTAGTATAGGGTATCCATAGTGGGGTATGCCCACTAGGTTGCCACATCATCACTACTACTACGAACCATTTCATTTTCTTTTTCCCAATCTGTAGTGAAATCATCAATCGCCTCTACTAACTTAGGAATATAATCTCCTTTGTCTTTAATAAACTCTTGAACAACTCCATCTTCTGTTACAACTAGAATTACAATTTGAGGAATCGCAACACTAGTTCGTTCTTCAAACATCTCTGAATATGCAGAGGCTTGAATATAGTAGGACTCGTTCCAATCATCATTTCGTTCTTTAGTAGAAGTCTTGAAGTCAATGATGGAAGCGACTCCGTTATACTTTGCAATACAATCTACTCGGCCTGCTACTTTATATTTGTGCGAAAATAAAGAACATTCTTGAGCAAGAATATTGTTAACACTTTTATCTAGATAAGGTTTCATCTGACCGAATAAAGTGTAAGGTAAGAAATTCTTTTTATGTTCGTTGAATTGGTCTGGATAATCCCTATCCATATTGTTTAGATAATCTTCACAAATTTTATGCACCTTAGTACCACGCTGTGCAGCAGTTCGTGCAATATAATTTGCAACATCTTCACCAACTCTTTTTCTCCATTCGGATAAACCAACCATCTTTTTCTTCTGTAGAACAGTAGTAATAGATGGATAAAGTTTACCCTCTGGAGTTTCGTAAAACCTTTTACGGTTAATATTTTTAGTCTTCAATTCTGGTATTTCAATTGGTAGTTCATTATGTATAAATGTCATTATATATCCTCTAGTTTTGTAAGTAAATCCCTGCTAATTTAAGAGCTTCAAGTTCTGTCTCTTCAACTCTTCTCAACCAACCTCTTCCAAAGGTAGAAAAGGTTTTCAATCTCTTGTAGTAATTTCTGCGTCTATCTGAATATTCTACAATCAAATCTTCTTCACCTCGCATTGCAACGAATTCATCTACTTGTCTAAGAGTATTAGGGCCAATGGCACCATCACTAACAGCGCCGACACACTTCTGTAGAAACCTTGCGCCTCTCCCAGTACCAGCGTTAACACCCATATCGAAAACACACAAATCCACACCATGAGGTAATGCATCTGCTTTGAGTCTATCCCAATAATTTTGTCTATAAATCGGTGCAACATCACTTATCCTCAAATCTTTCATTTCTTTCTGAAAAAGGTCTTGTTCTATACACCAGTTTTCATACACCCTTTTAGTTATGCCCTTATTAGTTTCACCGCCTGGGTCTTTTGGATGATTCACATAACCGCCTTCATGATGTAGAATCAATCCTAAACAATGGTCATAATTTTCTTTCATTTACCTTGTCCTCTATATTTTTTTAAACTCCTACGTCTATCTTTATTCATAGTAGAAGTAATAGGTTTTCTTCCAATAGAAGTACCTTTCTTGACTGGCTCGTGAACTGATTGTGTCTTAAATAATTTCGGCATTAAGTCTCTATTCCTTTTTTAGTTTTTGCAATCAGATAACTACGAACCAAACCAGAACGAACTATGTCACCAATATTAAATTCTATTGCAGAAACTTCTTCCATCTCTGTTAGAATATCCATAAAATGTGCCAT